CGGATCATCATCATTAAACTTTGGTGTAGAAGCAGATGAGTTTTTTCTAGAGCCTAAAGGCACTAACCTATTCGCTAAATACTATGCAGATTACATTATAGGGGTTTTTGATAGACAAGGTAGGATATTAACTGTAGATGCTTATTTGCCTTTACATATAATACTAAACTACAACTTAAACGATAGATTTATAGTAGCTAACAAGGTCTATAGGATTAATTCTATAAAGACTAATTTACTAACTAACAAAAGTAAGCTAGAGCTTTATTCATCTACAGAATCTGTTACAGAATTAGAAAATAACCAAACTGCTTCTTTAGAAAGAGTAGCACAAGTTACAGTTTCCTCTAAAACATCAACAGCTATTAACATAACTTGGACTGCGGTTACTGGTGTTGTTGGTTATGATATTATTTTAAATGGTGGTGTACTTGTAACAACTTTAGGAACAACCATAAAGATATCTCCTTTAGAAAGCGGTACGACATACAATATAGGAGTAAGAGCAAAATACGATATAAGTGGAAACGATGTTTACTCACTTGATACAACTATAACAGAAACAACATTATGATAAAAGATATATTAGAAGCTTTAGAGTTTGACTTTAGAGGAGAATACATAGATATAGCGAAAGGCAAATACAAAATGCCAGAAACTATAAAAGAAAGCGTAAAACAATTTAAGGAAGAGATATGGCAGAAAAAGTAGAGATAGATGTAGTAGCTAAAACTGACAAAGCAGTAAAAGCAATTAATGATCTTAACTTAGCTTTAGGTAAAGTAGCTACTGCTGGAGACAAGCAAAGGAAAGGCTTTAAAGCTTTAGACAAAGTTTCTGGGGGTTATGCTACTAAAATAAAAGATTTAGCTGGTGCTGTTAAAGATGGTATTGGAGGATTTAAGGGTTTAATAAAAACTGTTAAAGGCTTTAGAACAGCTTTACTTACCACTGGTATAGGAGCTTTAGTAGTTGCTTTAGGTTTAGTTGTAGCTTATTGGGATGACATTAAGAATGCTGTAAATGGAGTCAGTAAGGCTCAAAAAGAATCTTTAGACTTACAAAAAGAGGCTGTACTAGAATCTGAAAAACAAGCAGAGATTACTAGATCAATGGAGAATACTCTTAAGCTTCAAGGTAAGACTGAGAAAGAAATAAGAGACTTAAAAAAGCAGCAATTAGGAGAGACTATAAAAAATCTAGAAGCTCAACTACTTACTCAGAGAGAAATGAAAAAGTCTCAAGTAGAAGCAGCAGAAAGAAACAAAAGCATTGCTAAAGGTATAATAGCCTTTTTATCAGCACCTTTATTAATTATAACTGGTCTAATTGATGGTATTACAAATAGCTTAGCATCTTTAGGTGTATTAGAAGAGGGAACTAGTTTAACTGAGGACTACTTAGAAACTACATCATCATCTTTATTTGATCCAGAAGAGGTGGCTGCTGAAGGGGATGCAGTAATAGATGAGACAGAGAAAAAGTTAAGAGAGTTAAAAAACAAAAGAGATGGCTTTATTCTTCAAGAAAATAAGGATGAAAAAGATAGGATAAAGAAAGAGAATGAAGAGAAGCTAAAACTAGAAGAGGATTACCAAAAAAGATTAGCAGACTTAAAAAACAGAATCAGAGAAGCAGAGGCTAATACAGAGGAAGAGGCAAGAGCTTTAGAGTTACAAAAAATAGAAGAGCATAACAAGAAACTAATGGCTGAGGCTTTAGCTAATGGTCTATTAAGTCAAGAGCTAATTAATTCTCTTAATGAAACCTTACAAGCTAAAAAGGATGAGTTTGCCTTAAAAGATAGAGAAAAAGCTCAAGCTAAAAAGATAGAGGAATTAGAACTAGATAGAGAGTTTGATACCCTAACCTTTGATGAGCAGAGAGAAATATTAAATCAAAGAAGTGCTTTACTTTTAGAGGATGAAACTTTAAACGATGAGCAAAGAACTGACTTAGCAGAACAATTCAAAGATGCTAGGGTAAGTATAGCAGATGCAGAGTTTGAAGCTAAAATGACTGCTGCTATGGGTTATGCTAGTGCGTTATCAGATGTTAGTGGAGTTATAGGAGAAGAAACTGCGGCTGGTAAAGCGATGGCAGTTGCTGCTTCATTAATTAGCACTTATTCGTCTATAGCTGGACAATTACAAGCTTTTAGTAAAGTACCAGTGCCAGGTTATGCTATTGCTCAAGCGATTGCTACTGGTGCGGTTGGTTTAGCTAATGTAAAAAAGATTATATCTACTAAAGTACCTAAGTCTAGTGGTGGTGGAGGAGGAGCATCTGCTGGAGCAGCAGCAGCTACACCTCAAGCTCCTAGCTTTAATATAGTTGGTGCTACAGAAACAAGTCAATTAGCAGAAGCAGTAGGACAGCAAACACAAGAGCCAGTACAAGCCTATGTAGTAGCTAATGATGTTACAACAGCACAGAGTTTAGAGAATAATATTGTAGAGGGTGCTACTCTTTAACAAAATAGAAATTAATAACGTTATAATAGTATGAGAATAGTAGAACTTATAATTGAAGAGGATGATGACAGCTTATTTGCTGGTATTGATGCAATCAGTATTGTAGAGCATCCAGCTATAGAGGAAAACTTTGTAGCACTTAATCAACAAAAGGAATATAAACTAGCAGAAGCAGATACAGATAAAAGACTACTTACTGGAGCTTTACTAGTACCTAATAAAACTATCTACAGAAAGGATGGTAATGATGAGTACTATATTTACTTTACTAGAGAGACAGTCCGTAAAGCATCTGAGATGTTTTTAATGAATGGCTATCAAAATAATTCTACATTTGAGCATAAGCTAGAGTTATCTGGTCTTAGCTTGGTAGAGTCTTGGATAGTAGAGGATGAGGTAAAAGATAAAAGTCAGATATACGATATGGACTTACCTATAGGAACTTGGGTAGGTACTATGAAAGTAACTAATGAAGAGGTTTGGCAAGATTTCGTAAAAACTGGTAAGGTTAAGGGTTTCTCAATAGAAGGCTACTTTGTAGAGAAGAGTAAAAAAGAAGAGCTTAGCAAAGAGATAGAAGCTGGACTAGAGCTACTAAAGATTAAACAGATGATCCTAGAAGCAGAAACAAAGCTAGAATCTTATACAGACTATCCAGAGAGTGCTAGTAATAACGCTAAACGAGCTTTAGAGTGGGCAGAGAAAAATGGATGGGGTAGCTGTGGCACTGATGTAGGAAAAAAAAGAGCAAACCAATTAGCTAAGAAAGAGGGTATAACTAGAGATACAATTTCTAGAATGGCTAGTTTCAAAAGACATCAACAGCATAAAGATGTACCATACTCTGAGGGGTGTGGAGGATTGATGTGGGATGCTTGGGGAGGCACTTCTGGTGTAGAGTGGGCTATTAACAAACTAAAAGAGTTAGATGCGTAAAGATAATAAGATACCTAGCAGAACCAGTCCTAAGAATAGCAAAAGAGGATGTTTGTGTAAAGATCAATTAACATACTCTAGAAAGTGCTGTGATGGTAGCCTATGGGCTCAAGGAATTGGTAAAAGTAAAGGAGAGGTTATTACTGGGGTTTGGTATGGATATTTAGTAGAGAGATGCTCAGATGCTCACACACATCACGTTCATATGCACGATACGGAGCTTATTGTAGGTAAAACTTATTACTTAACTCTAGAAAATAACCATAATGCTTGCTATACAGTAACAGCAGAGCATCATTCAGAGGGTATACATATAAATACAGCATCTATTGCTTATGATGACTGTACAGCTTGTGAGGATGCTAATTAAAAATGCAAAAAAAATAATACAAACGTTATATTAATAAATCAAAACTATGACTCTACAAAAAAGAATATTCTCACAGTTATCTAAACAAAAAAACAAAACAACTAAATTGTCTAGTGTAAGAGATTATGAGGATTTGTCAATAGATATTTTACTAGAAGCGGATAAAGCTTTACAAGAAATAAATGAGGTAATGACTATCTTAAATAATGTAGGGGATAATTTAGCAAGTGTTTTAATGCGTATACAAAATGAAGCCTCTCCTATGTTAGCTGATATAGAAACAATGTCAGAAGAATTAGGAATTGAAGTGCCTCAAGAAGTACAAAATTTTACTATTCAAATAGCAGAATCTGGTCAATACATTGAAGAGACTTTAGGAAAAATTATAGATACTAATAATCTATTTTAATTAATAAATAATATGAACACTAAAAATACAGTATTCAGTAGGCTGTTTGATGCAGATAAGCATAGAGAGCTGAGACTAAAAGAGGAAAAAAAATTAGAGCTAGGCTTAGTAAATGAGTTTAATTACGAATACGAATACTTACAAGACGAAATAGGTCGTTTATCTTATTCTGTAGAAGAGTGGTTTGACGAAAAATTTAATGAGTTTTACCAATTACGTAGCGACTTACGATCTGTATACTTGCAAAATAGCGAGTCTTTTGTAACTACAGCCGACGTAGCTGGGGATTTAGAAATACTAAAGCAAATAAAAGAAAAAGCAGAAGAGCTGGGATTGAGTCCAGAAGAGGTATATCCAGACTGGCAGCTACATTTTGACGATTTACAATATTTAGACCAATTAGAAAGTAAATTTGACGATCAAGTAAGCGAATTACGTTCTATAGGTGTAGAGTAAAAATATAAACTATGAACACAAAGAAAACAGTATTTAGCAAGATAGCTAAAGGGATGCCTAAGAAACAAGTTAAGCTATCACTAGTTAGCGATATAGAAGATAATCTAGAGCGTTTTGAACAAGCTGAGATGGAAGCAAGTTATTTGGCTTATGAATACGGAGATGAGATTATTGATGCTTTTAATGAGGTTAGAAGTAGGTATAATTTAGATGATTATATAATAAATGGTGCTACTAGAGACTTAGAGGAAGTTTCAGAAATTATAGGACAAGCTCTATCTGAGTTAGAGTTTAAAGCGCAAGAGTTAGGAGTAGATCCTAACGATATTTTATCCAACTTTGACGATTTAATAAGAAGAGTAGATAATGCAGAGTCATTGAATAGAGATGCTTTTGAAAAATACCAAGAGGCTAGACAGTATGCTGGTTTTAATGATTTTTGGAGATAATTAATTAATAAATAAATAAATATGAAAACGACAGAAATGTTATCTAAGATTAAAGCTCTTTTGAATACTAACGTAAAGTTAGCTCAACAGACTTTAGACAATGGTACAGTAATCGAAGCTGAGTCTTTTGAGGCTGGTCAGTCTGTTTTTATTGTTACTGAGGATGAGCGTGTAGCACTTCCAATCGGAGGATACAAGCTAGAGGATGGACGTTCTTTAGTTGTAGAGGAAGAGGGAGTTATTGCTTCTATTGGAGAAGCCGAAGCACCAGCAGAAGAGGAAGTAGTAGTAGAAGCTGAAGAAGAAGTTATCGAAACTGAAGTACCAGAAGAAGTAGCTCCAGAAGTGGAAGCTATCGTACAAGCAGTAGTTGATGTAGTTGCACCAGCTATTGAGGAAGTAAAGGAAGAGTTAAAAGAGCTTAAGAAAAAGTTTGATGACTCTTACGGAAAAAAAGAAGAGAAAAAAGAGGAGATGTCTAAAAAATTCAAGCATAGCCCAGAAAGAAAAGCTTCTAAAAAACAAGAAGTAAAGTTTTCTCAAAACAGAAACGAAACTACTCTAGATAGAGTATTAAGACAATTAAATAAATAATAAAAAAATGAAAAAGACTAATCTTTATGCTGGTAATGGTAGTGTAAACACTATTACCTCAACGTATGCTGGAGAATTTGCTGGAAAGTACATCGCAGCAGCACTTTTAAGTGGTAAGACTCTTAACGATGGAGCTGTCACTATTAAACCTAATGTAAAATACAAAGAAGTAATTAAGAAAATCGCTTCTACTGGTATTGTTGCTAACGCTTCTTGTGATTTCACAGAGACTGCTGATGCTTTAACACTAACAGAAAGAATTCTCGAACCCACTGAATTACAAGTAAACCTTGTTTTGTGCAAGTCCGATTTTCGGAAGGACTGGGAGGCAATTTCTATGGGTTATTCAGCCTATGACAATCTTCCTCCAGCGTTTTCTGATTTCTTAATCGGTCACGTTGCTTCTAAAGTAGCTGAGAAAACTGAGCAAGACTTATGGGCTGGTGCTTATGATGGATCTAACGGACAGTTTGATGGTTTCACTACTCTTATGGCTGCTGATGGAACAGTAAATGATGCTGCTAATGATTCTGAGACTGCTTTTAACTCTGGTAATATCGTAAGCCTATTATCAAACGTAGTAGACTCTATTCCTTCTGCTGTTTATGGTAAAGAAGATTTAACTATCTACCTACCAACTATTGCTTTACAAGCTTACGTTCGTGCTTTAGGAGGATTTGGTGCTGCTGGTCTTGGTGCTGCTGGTACTAACGATCAAGGATCACAGTGGTACAATATGGGTAATGCTTTAGCGTTTGAAGGGATTAAAATCCAACACGCTCCAGGTATGCCATCTGACCACATTGTAGCTGGAGAAGCTTCTAACTTGTTCTTTGGAACTGGCTTGATGTCTGACCATACAGAAGTGAAGCTCGTAGATACAAGCGAGATTTTAGGAGACCAAAATGTTCGTGTAATTATGCGATACACTGCTGGTGTACAGTATGGAATTGGAAGTGATTTAGTACTTCTTACTCTAGCTTAAGAAATAGAATATTAACATATTAAAGGGGTGGGTTGGAATAGTCTTACCTACCCTTTTTCTTTAAAAAAAATAATAATATGGCTTGTAATTTAACAACTGGTCGATCAGTACCTTGCAAGGATAGCGTTGGTGGTATTCAAGCGGTTTACTTTGCAGACTTTGGGACTATGGGGACTTTGACAGTTACTGCTGGAGAAGTTACTGCTTTTAGTGGTACTCCAGATTTCTTTGAGTTTGATGTAAAAGGAAACTCTAGCTTAGAGCAAACTATCACAGCTTCTCGTGAGAATGGGACTGCTTTTTATGAGCAGACTCTTAATCTGACTTTGACTAAATTAGATAAAGCAACGCAAGAGGAATTAATCCTTTTGGTAAAGGCTAGACCTCACGTTGTAATTAAGGATTATAATGGAAACTATCTTATGGTAGGTGCATCTCACGGAGCGGATTGTTCTGGAGGGACTATTGTAACTGGAGCTGGAATGGCTGATTTAAGTGGCTTTACTTTAACTATGGCTGCTCAAGAAACGCTACCAGCTTACTTTGTAGATGCTACAGCTTTCGAAGCTGAAATTAGTGCTTCTAAAATAAATCCATAATAATTAAATGGTTTGTAAAAGGCTATCCTTAGGGGTAGCTTTTTTTTTACACAAAAGTTAATAATA